CTTCAAATTCTTCAGGAATCGGATCGCCGTGAACCAGGGCATGGACCGTCTTTCTCAAGATTGCCAGTTCATCGCCATACTTGTGGTTCTTGGTGATGGTCTTGTCTATCTCCATACCAGCGAGGTTGTTCTTTTTAAGAAGTTTGTCTTTGTCTGTCATACTAGCCTCCTTTTAAACTGCGAGATAACCGACATCCAAACAGTTGTCTATCTTGATGGATTGGGTCTGTACTGTGTCTATTGTTCCACCACCTTCTGTATAAATCGTGTTGTCGAGGGTGGGTGATACTGATTCGGTGGTGGGAGTGGCAAGTTCAACAACCAACGAACCTGACGGCGGTGTTGTATCACTTCCGTTATTACATAACATACCCTTGTCGCTGGACTGTCCGATGGCATATGTTTTTATTCCTTGTACAACACTTACGCCTGTTGCCAGTTCCAAATTTCCTGATATCCAATTCGGGATTACAGTTGCACCAAATGCCTTAACCATGTTAATGAAGTTTGTTTTCTTTGTTCCAGAAGCCATACTCCAGTAAGGGCCTGAATAGTTCCAGTCATAATCCGAAAGTTCTACCTGTACCATCTTCCTTACGATTACACCTGTTTCTGGTGTGTACTCGTCTGCCACACTCCCTGCACTTCTCAGTGTCACGGAAGGGAGAGAGAGGGTGTCGTGGACATAGGGGTGGTAGGTGGTCTTGTCTGCGTAACTGTTGAGGCAGATTTGGATGTCGTGGTTGTATGAATTAACAACGGCAACATCTGCATAGTCCCCATACTGAAATCGCATATAGCAGGCATTAGATGGAGTAGTAAAGGACTTTGCTGTTGCGCTGTGAATATTATCCGAATTAGCAGATATAAAATTGCCATTGCAGTCATAATACACATCTTTAAACATGTTACTTGACCCATAGGATGTGCCTGACTTAAAGTAATATGTAGTAGAAGGAAGCACCTTGAACATATTCTTGCTTCGAAGATAGTGCGTACTACTTGAGTCTTCACCTGTTGCAGAGTTTATTCCACCCTGTTCCCACACTTCATCCCAAATATTAACACCCACACTCTCCACTCCATTAACTGTTGTGGATACAAGAGAGCCAGCGTCATAAGCGTTGTACTGACCCAAAGCTGGTAGGGCTGTTAGTGCATCTGCTACTGTTGCGGGTTCGTTGCCTGAGCCGAAGATAAGGGTGAGGTCACGGACTATAATATCCCTATATTGGATAGTGTCAGAACTAGTAAAACTACCACTAACTAAAAAATATACAGCTGTATTTGAGGTTGTATTTCTTGTTACTATCTTAGCAACAAAAGTCCAATTCCCTGCGGTTATACTTGTGCCAACATTATACGAATTCAAGTTAATATCTGCTACTCCACTTACACTTGATTTAATAAATCCTAAAAGAAGGTATTTGTGTCCTGCAATAGCTCCAATGTATGATGCGTTATTCGTTAATCCCTTTAATGAACCGCTTGAAGTATTTACCGTTAGCACATTATTGCTTACAGAAATTGAATCCCCATCTCTCCCTGACCAATAATCTGTATTCTCAAAATTACCATTGTAGCAAAGCTGGTTCCACGCTCTTGTCTTGCCAACTATGTTCTTCACAAGTCCATAAGAGGCTTTCCCTGTTGGTACTGCGTTAGTGCCTCTGTACTGGACTGTAGTGTAGTCACCAGCCTTCTGTTCAAGGTTTTCGACCCTTGCAGTGAGCATCGAATCGGTTGCCTCACGTTCTGATGCCTCGGTCTCTAAATCAGCTTTCACACCATTGACAAGCTGTGTGGTAGAGGCGTTGGAAAGGGCGTGTGCGTAGTCTGTTTCATCGGGAGTGTTCGCCAGTGAGTTAACCCTTACCCATGTCGTGCCGTCACTGATGGCATAGGTGTTCTCATCGGTCAACCAGTATTCCCAACCGACATTTGAACTGGACGGAGTAGGCAGAGATGAACTTGCGATAGAGCCTTTGAAGATGATACCGCTTGACAGCCCTGCGATGGCACTGTTGACCTCATCGAACTCGTCAGCGATCCTCTGCTCCAAATCATTCATGTTGTCTGCACTCAAAGGTGTTCCCTGCTGGGTCACAACATCGGGGGAAGAATCAAGAGTAACCCTGCTTCCACCATTGAGGACGAACTTGTTCAAACCCTGCCCAAGACGGGCAAGCCATGTCTTTTTGTTATATGCCATATCTGTTTCTCCTTTTTACGTTACTTTATAGATTGCAATAGGGATACAATATTCATTGTGGTCTTCAAACGAACCTTGAGTAAATAAATTATACGCATTTCCCGATAGGAAATTAAAAGATGTTCTAGGTGGGTTCTCAAAACCATAATATGCCGTAACAATACTCCGAGTACATACGAACCTTGAAGAAGAAAATGTTGACAATGCAAAAGAGGCTATAGTCGTTTCCCTTTTGTAATGTTCAAATACGCTTGGGGAGTCCGAGGAGCGTTTTTCTGCGGAAAACTCAATTACAAAGTCTGTTATATTGTCGTTCTGTATGCTAATCTCTTGTGATGCAAAATCGCTCGATGGGGAACTGTTTTCCCATATCTTAGTTAATCTTAGACCATTTAATGCTGTAAAAACTCCACCACTTGTAACTGGATTTGTACTTCCCAATGTTGGTGCGTTATCAAACGTAAGCGTGTTCTGTTTCCCTGCAAGCTCAGTGTAAACTCCACCACTCTTTACTGGGTTGTTACTTCCACTTGTTGGGACATCATCAAACGTAAGAGTATTCTGCTTCTCATTAAGCCCTGCCTCTATTCTATCTTCAAGGTCATTGAGGTTATCGGCAGAGATAACATCACCCTGCTGTGATACAGTGTCGGGGCTGTTGGTAAGAGTCTGCTTGTTGTTCCCGTCCTTGTCCCCGATGATGAACTTATTCAGCCCAGTGCCTATTCTTGCAAGCCATGTTCTTTTTATAAAAGCCATATTTCCCCCTTAAATCAGCACATAGTCCTTGCGAATGAAAGTAACTTCCATTGTGTCGTTTTTCTCAAGAGCAATTACAATTCGTGACATAAGTGTTCCACTGTTCGGTGTACTTGAAGCATTTCCGATGAATACACCGATTTCTCTCAGTGTATCGTTTGCTTGGTTGTTTGTAAGAACCCAGTATGTCTGTGTATATGTCCCGACAACAGTCTTTGCCGTAGGAACGCTTCTGAATATCTCTGCACCCAAAGCAGTGTCCTGTGCTGTTGCTGGTGTGTTGTCCGTGCCTACCGCAAGATACTTTATCTCCAAATCAATATCGCTTGTTCCTGCGATGTGTCCCAGCACTGCGTTTCTGTATGCCTCTGTAAGCTGGTTGTCAATCTCAATTGTATCGACCAGCACCCCGTTCTTTCTGACTTCGATTGTCCAATGACCTTTCAGCCTTGTTTCGCTCTTTAGTTTCATGTTCACCTCACTTGCAACAATATGCCGTTCCTGCATCGCCAAGAGGATAGACCAACTGTCCGTCTCCACTTGCACAGTATATCGTAAATTCTGCTCTCCAACCACTACCACCACCACTGCACAGATTCGGCATGATAGTTCCCAACGGCTGTGCTATCTGTCCGTTCTCCATCGGTGTGGCAGACACAAAAAGTGCTAGGTTCGGTGAGAATCCCAAATCCTCGACCAACTCTTGCGTGTCTTCTAAGTTGTAGTCAATTATGACAAGTTCATCGGCTCTCACTGACAGCTTTGTGATATCAGTGTACAGCCTTGATATTGTCTCTCCATATGACTGTACAAAATCCCTATCTGTGAACGTGAGCGAATACTTTACAGATTCATCGTCATTCAACCTCAAAGGCTCTATCGTCTTTTCCGTGAGCACGAAATCGCCCTCAATATCAAGTTCGGGGATATTGAATGTCCACTGTGTATACAGTTCTAGATCATCGAGCGAGAAGCCAGCTTGCAACAGTGTGTGTATGTCTGTCTTGCAGGTAAGTGTCCTCTTTTCTTCTCCATACTGCAATAGAAGGCTTTCTGCTCTGTTGATAGCATCCTGCCTTGTCACAATGGTCGGGTCGGTGTAAACGTTGTCAATCAGTCCCGATAGTCCTGTCTTTTCGGCTATCTCGGCTATCTTCTCTCCGTTGGATACTTCATAACGAATCGGGGCAAGTCCTACGTAGACAATCTTGATTGTATCGCCAACGTTCAGCACAAGACTTCCACTGTACCTTGAATTGACGGAAATCTGTCTTGAATTGTAAGACCACAAGAACAGCTTGGTGTCGTCTCCATCATCAATGCCACGGACACCGATTGCACTCGCTGGAACTTGCACATTGTTGATGTAGATGTCGGGTGTCTGTACCAGTGCGAATGTCGTGTAGAAGCCCTGCCAGTTCTCCGTGACAGTGTAATACTCTGTCTGTGGGTCGGTTGTTATGTATGCTCCGTCTATAATCTGATTGGTACGTAAGTC